AATATAATGAAATTCCAGCAGTTATTTGGCTCGGATCGATTTATTGTTATTGACAACTCTGGTGGATTAGAAGATCCAACCAGATCAGAAAACTTCAAAAAAGTTGAAAACAACATTAGAAAGTTTTTAACAGCAGAGCCTCGTAATAGAATAGCGAAGGCCTGGATCAGCAAGAACAAAAAATAATGTTCTACAAGATAGCACCAAAAGTTAGGGTTTATCTTAATGAAAAAGAGGAAGATCTACTCGATCTAATCCAAAATTCCCCTGATGAACAGATTACGAAAAATTCTCTAAACCAAGAACAACTACCTCTAATTAATTTATTATTAAGTAAGAGTGTTATATGGCGTAAAAAATTAGAAAATGACGTAGTCTATGGAAAACGAAAAATCTATTAAACAATTCCCTTTAATTGTACAAGAGCGTAACTTTACCCGTGTGGGCGAAGCAGTAGTCTTTGAGGTTAAAACAGGCGGTTGGCGATATAAAGACATAACTGAAAAAGTAGAATTCTTTAGTAGAACTGGTGCTGTGGCTTATGCTGTAGCAAAACAGACTAGTAAAAATCATCATAAATTCGTTGAATTAGACAGAACTTTAGAAAAACACAGGCAAGATTCTGTGTTTCACAAGCATCATTTAAAAATTGCCCGTAAAAGACACGATAAAGACGGTATAGACCTATACGAAACACGGTTAGAAGATAGTAAATACAAGGGCGACCAAGCAATGAACCTGCTCAAGGACGCGGCAAAAGAATTGAATATTATATAAATACATTATATAAAAAATATGTGAGGCTAACACTATGAATTTAAGTGAAATTGAAAAAAGAGTTACAAGCAAGTCAGTAAATGACAGACTTCGTAAAACATTTGATTATGAAATTGATTTCTCTAATATGACTCCTTCTTTAGCAATGGATATGCTAAAAGAAACTAAGAAAGAAGTACAGGCACTAAAGTTATCTAACAAAAATACTAGCAACGGTAAAAGATACATGAATGCTTTAATGACTGTTGAAGCATTAGAGAAATGGGTAACAGAACAGAAACTTCCAACTAAAAAAGAAGAAGTAAAAGAAGAAACTACAGACGTTAAAAAAGCAGACGTTAAAGAAGCATTCGGCGACAATGCTAACGTTAGAAATGCTTTAAGAATAATAGTAGGTTCTCAAAATTATGCTAAGGCTGTTAGAGCAATGGATTTAGCAAGACAAGGTAAAGCAATTCCGGCAAACTTTATGGAAGGCATTAAACCTTTACTAGATTTAATTGAAAACGTAATGGCTGGCAGTATTGCTAACACAAGAGTTTTACAACAACTTAATAAAAGAGCACAAAGACAGTTAGGTATTAAAGAAGGCGTTTTAAAAGAAGGTGAAATGGAATCAGCAGAATTAGTATTAGCCGCTAAAGATATGGTTGACCAACTTCAAAAAATGCAAGAGGACCTAGGTGAATTACAAAATGAAAACCTTCCACCATTAGTAGATGCTATTAGAGATGAAATGGGCCAAGACATGGCTGACAAGTTTCAACAGTCAGCAAAAGGCACAATTGAATCTGCTTTAGATAGCATTGAATCAGCAAGAGCAGGAATGGACAGTGCTAGTAGAATTTTAACTGGTGAAGAGTCAGGCGTTGATTTAGGGGGAGAACCTGAAGTAGGTGCTGACGCTATGGAACCAGCAGGCGACCTAGACTTAGATGCTGTTGACAGCATGGATAGTGATCCTGAAGTTAAAATGGATCTAGACAGCGAAGAAGGTGGAACAGAAGGCGAGCCAGGACTAGACAGAGAGGAACGCTAATGCGACTCACTGAGTTTGCCCCTAATAATCTAATTACTTTCTTAAATTTTGTTGCTAACAGAACAGTTGGCGATAAAAAAGAAATTCCTATGTCTACTTTATCAAGTATGGCACAAAAGATGGGCATTCCTCTAAACTATCAAAGTTTAAAAACAGCATACGATCAAGATCCAGATCTACAAAATCTAATTGCTGATATTAATCAAGACAGCATTATCTTAAAATCACCCGATGAAGTAGATAATGACAGTTTGGATACTGAAGAGCCAAAAGTTGATCCTGATAAAAAAGTAGATCAAATGGCCAAAAGAGCATTAGACAAAAGAAATTAAGTAATATTACTTGACTTCTACTACTTCTTTCTGTTATAATAAACAAAATTTAAAGAGAAGATTTCAATGATCACAGAAAAAATCAATTACCACGAGTTAAAACGACAAAACGTAGATGGCAAAAGATTATACTTAACACCAGATGGAAAATCACTTCCAAGTGTTACAACTATACTCGACCGTACTAAAAGCGAAGAAAAGAAACAAGCACTAGCAAATTGGAAAAAGCGAGTAGGTACAGAACAAGCACAACAAATTACAACTGAAGCGGCCAGTCGTGGCACAAGAATGCACAAGTATCTAGAAGATTATTGTGTTGACGGTGAATTAAAACAGCCTGGATCAAATCCTTATAGTCAACAAGCAAACAAAATGGCTGGAATCATTATTGAGGAAGGTATGACTAATGTAGATGAAGTTTGGGGAGTTGAGGTGCCAATGTATTTCCCAGAACTATATGCCGGCACAACAGACTGTGTAGGAATATACAAAGGAAAGCCAGCAATTATCGACTTTAAGCAAACCAACAAGCCTAAAAAAGATGAATGGGTTGACGATTACAAAGTACAGTTAGTAGCCTATGCTCACGCTCATAATGAGGTATACGGCACAGATATTAATACAGGCGTTATTTTAATGTGTAGTAAAGACTTTGAATTCCAGTCTTGGGTACTAGAAGGCGAAGAATTTGAACTATTTTCAGAACATTGGTGGAATAGAGTTGAGAAATACTATCACGAGTATCACTAATTAGCATAAATAGTTTATATTAGGAGTTAAAATATGGCTGTAGTACAAATATCCAGAATCCAGCACAGACGTGGTAGCAGTGAAGATCTGCCACAATTAGCGTCCGCTGAGATTGGCTGGAGCATTAATAATAGAAGATTGTACATTGGTAATGGCTCTACAGATGAGGGTGCTCCTGTTTTAGGCAATACAGAGATATTAACTGAACATAGTAATATTTTAAGTTCAAGTAACACTTATACATATAAAGGTGAAAGAGCAGGACATTCAGTTCAAACGGCTTCAACAGGAACTACTAGTAGAACATTACAACGTAAATTAGATGATTTTGTAAACGTAGTAGACTTTGGTGCTAAAGGTGACGGCTCAACAGACGACACACCAGCAATTAATAGAGCGTTAGAACAACTGTTTACAATTCAAGAAACAGATCCAAGATCTAGAAGAGTTTTATATTTTCCAGCAGGAACGTTTGTTTTAAAAACAGACTCAGTAAAAGTTCCTCCTTATGCTTCAATAATTGGACAAGGTATTGACAAGACAATTATTAAAAATGAAGTAACAGGTAAAAAAGTATTAGTAACAGCAGACAGTGATTTAAACACAGGTTCTGCTATTGGTACAGGAACAGCCCTTGTGCCAGACGCTATATTAGTACAAGGATTAACATTACATCAAACAGTTGACGAAGATATTGTTTCTATTGATCAAGCACACGGTTGTAGATTTATTGATATAAAATTTAGAGGCAGACACTCTAGCAAACCTACTGTAGCAGGAAGCAATAAAACTTGTGTCACATTTACACAAACAGTAGCGAACGAAACATCTCATATAGTTTTTGATCACTGTGAGTTTGCGTTTCAAAACACAGCAGTAAGAAATGACATTTCATCTCAGAATATTGTTTTTGATAATTGTCACTTCCATAATTTGTTTAAAGGTGTTATTATAGGAGAAAATATTGGTTCAGGTAATGCTGTTGGGTTTAGAATTCAACATAGTTACTTTGATAAAATTGCTCAACGAGCCATTCATGTTTATGCAGGTATGGCTGTAACATCAGCCTTTAATACATATAGAGATGTAGCAAACAATCACGCTGGTGCTGGAAATCCAACTACACCAGTAGTAGAATTTGCTACTGACGGTAACGGTTGTTTTGGTGATTGGTTTGAACGAAATGATACTGATCATATAGTTAAATCTAGAGTAGAGCATAACGGCAAAGAAGTTTATGCCACACTAGCAGACCATAGTATTAATTATGGTTTCCATAAACAATTTGCTGGTAAGAAAATAGAATTACAAGATAACCAAAGTGTTGCTACAGACACAGGTTTAGAATTTAGTAGAACAGTCGATACTAATTTAAGAATTGATTATACGATTGTAAGAGGAATTAGAATAAGAACAGGTACACTGTTAATTTCAAATACTAGTGCCGGTAGTACAATAGCAGATGATTTTGTAGAAGAGTCAGATGTTGGCGTAACTTTAAGTTTAGATAGATCAAGTGGAGTAACAAAACTTCAATATCTTACTAACAACTTATCCACACCTGGCAATTTTTATTATAGAATAGAACGTAACTATTAATTAATGTTTGACTTATCATATCAAGAGCGGATTCGTGCTTGGCGTGAATTTCGTTTAGAAAACTCGTACCTCGAACGAGATGAAATACTAGTAAACACAGCAAAACTGTGGCATTTTGCTCCTCAGGCAATGCCATATTTGGCTTATGACCTTCCTGAAACTTGGCCTCAGCCGTGGGAGTTGATAGCATCTGATAGGTATGATGATGTTGGATTGGCTCTTGGAATTTATTATACACTTTTTCTTACAGAAAGATTTGACAAACGCGACCTAGATATAGTAATATATAACAATAAAGATCAATCAGCGTATACCGTTGCTGTTGATGTCTACAACAAATATACTCTTAATTGGAGTATTGGGGAAGTTGTAAATACTTCTATAGTTGAACAAAAAGCACATCGACAATGGACATGGAATTATGCTGAACTTAGAACAGAATCTTACTTATGATAAGAATAATAGAAACACACACCCGGAGAGTAGTATGAATCAATCCAATAAAATCTCAATAACAAAACGTAACGGCGACAAAGAACCTTTAGACTTAGAAAAAATGCACAAGGTTGTTTTTCACGCCACCGACGGTTTGAAAAATGTTTCTGCTAGCCAAGTTGAGATTAACAGCCACCTAAGTTTCTTTGATGGAATGACAAGTACAGAAATTCAAGAAACTTTAATTAAAAGTGCGGCGGACTTGATTACAGAAGAATCACCAAATTATCAATATGTAGGAGGAAGGTTAATCAATTATCATTTAAGAAAAATGGTATATGGTGACTTTGATCCTCCACACATTTACGAAATTTTAAAAAAGAACGTTAAAGAAAAATATTATGACGAAAACCTTTTAACTGATTACACTGAAGAAGAGTGGAATAAAATTAACAAGTTTATCGATCACAAACGTGATGAAGATTTTACTTACGCCGCCATGGAACAGTTTAGAGGTAAGTACCTTGTACAAAATAGAGTTACAGGTGAGATTAAAGAAACACCTCAAGTAGCATACGTTTTAATCGCGGCTACATTGTTTAGTAACTATCCTAAAGAAACTAGACTACAATGGGTAAAGGATTATTATGACGCTATTAGTAAGTTTTATATTAGTTTGCCTACTCCTGTTATGGCAGGTGTTAGGACGCCACAAAGGCAATTCTCAAGTTGTGTACTCATTGAGACTGATGACAGCCTTGATAGCATTAACGCTACTACCAGTTCTATTGTCAAGTATGTTTCACAAAAAGCCGGTATTGGAATTGGAGCAGGTTCAATCAGAGCTCTTGGAAGTCCCATCCGTCACGGTGACGCCTATCATACAGGAGTAATTCCGTTTTATAAAATGTTTCAAAGTGCTACAAGATCTTGTTCACAGGGTGGTGTGAGAAATGGCGCGGCAACACTATACTATCCTATTTGGCATTATGAAGTAGAAGATCTTTTAGTACTAAAAAACAACAAAGGTACAGAAGACAATCGTGTTAGACACATGGACTACGGAGTACAGTGTAATAAGTTAATGTATGAGAGATTAATATCAGGCGGTAATATTACTTTGTTTTCACCTAGTGATGTTCCAGGATTGTATGATGCCTTTTTTGCTGATCAAGACAAGTTTAAAGAACTTTATGAAAAAGCAGAAAGGTCTACTAAAATCCGTAAAAAATCTATTCCCGCTTCTACACTATTTGGTATGTTTATGGAAGAGCGTAAAAACACAGGTAGAATATACTTGATGAATGTTGACAACGCTAACGATCACGGTTCTTTCCAAGTTGATAAAGCACCTATTAAGCAATCAAATTTATGCTGTGAAATTAATTTACCTACAAAACCTTTAAATGGTTTTGATGACCCAGACGGTGAAATTGCTTTATGTACGCTTTCAGCAATCAATTGGGGTAACATAAAAGACCCTAGAGATTTTGAAAAGCCTTGTACACTAGCAGTAAGAGGTTTAGATGCTTTATTAGATTATCAAAACTATCCAGTCAAAGCGGCAGAAAATAGTACAAAGAAAAGACGCCCATTAGGTATTGGTATTATTAATCTTGCTTATTGGATGGCAAAAAATGATATGACATACTCAGATCCTAATTTAGATTTAATTGACAGGTATGCTGAAGCATGGAGTTACTATTTGATTAAAGCAAGTGCCGATTTGGCAAAAGAAACCGGTGCTCCTGAAGGTAGTGACGAAACAAAATACAGTCAAGGTCTTTTGCCTATTGACACATACAAAAAAGATTTAGATGAACTAGTGCCACACAAAGAACGTATGGCATGGACTAGTTTAAGAAAACAACTTAAAGAAACAGGCATTAAAAATTCAACACTTATGGCACTTATGCCTGCTGAAACATCAGCACAAATTTCAAATGCTACAAACGGTATTGAGCCGCCACGTAGTTTAGTAAGTATTAAACAAAGTAAGCATGGTGTTTTAAAACAAGTAGTACCAAGTATACAAACTTTAAAAAACAAATATGAATTGCTTTGGGATCAAAGGTCGCCGGTAGGTTACTTACATATCATGGCAGTCCTACAGAAATATATCGATCAAGGTATTTCGGTCAATACTAGTTACAATCCGACTTATTATGATGATGAAAAAATACCAATGAGCGAAATGCTTACACATCTTTTGACTTTTTACAAATACGGTGGCAAACAACTTTATTACTTTAACACTTATGATGGTGCTGGTGAAATTGAAATTGAGAAAAACACCGCGGCAGTTGAACTTGCTAGTCAGTATGTAGAAACAGAATATGAAAGTCAAGAGAACTGTGAGTCATGCGTGATATAACAGAGTTTTATCAGTCAGACATATATAAAAAAGTTATTGATCATTATGATCGTGTCTACACTGACTCTGAAGTTGAATCAACCAAATCCTGGTGGAGCCAGACTAGGGTATGGGATAGTTACAAGATAACAAGTATAGAACCGTTTTATTATATTTGGAAAGTACAGCAGACAGCACAAAATAAAACAGTTTTAGATTATGGGTGTGGTCCTAATGATTTTAAGAAATTTTGGACAAACATATATGGTGTTGATAGACTAGATTTTAGTGAAGGCAGTTTCTTTCCTTTACCTGATTTAGTTAGCAGTAACTTTTTAGACGAGGGTCAAAAGGAAAAATATTTTGGAATTATAGCAATTTGTTCTTTACATTTCGTAGGTAAAGATAGTATAATACAAAATATGAATAAACTGTTAGATAAGTTATCCACAGGTTGTAGAGCGTATATGACGTTTAATACTCCTAGGATAGCAGAAGCACAAAAAGAGCCTTTTTCATATACTGAGTTGGAAGAGGAGATAAGTAATCATTACTCACATAACGATTACAAGATTTTAGAATTAATAGCAAAGGAACCTAAAGGGTTTCTAGGCAAAGAAGGCAACGTAAAAGTATTGATAGAAAAGGTAGAAAAATGAGGTCAGTATTCCAAACAGAAAAAACAAAGGATCATGTTAAGAGTTTAGCATTTATGGATCCTAATGGTGGTGTTGATATCCAACGATATGACACTATGAAATATAGACAGTTTGACAAGTTAACAGACAAACAACTAGGTTTCTTTTGGAGACCAGAAGAAGTTGATATTTTAAAAGACTCTAAAGACTTTAAAGAACTTACTGATTGGGAACAGCATATTTTTACAAGCAACCTTAAAAGACAAATCCTTTTAGATTCTGTACAAGGTCGTTCACCTAATGTAGCATTATTGCCTTTGGTTAGTATTCCGGAACTAGAAACTTGGATTGAAACTTGGGCATTCTCAGAAACAATTCACAGTAGAAGTTATACACATATTATTAGAAATGTTTATTCAAACCCAACACAGGTGTTTGATGAACTAATGAACATTCAAGAAATTATTGACTGTGCTAATAGTATTACTGTAGCATACGACGAACTTATTGAAAAAACAAAGTACTGGGAGTTATTAGGTCCAGGAACACATACTGTTAATGGTAAGAAAATTAAAGTAGACGAATACGAACTTAAAAAACTTCTTTGGAAATGTATTATGAGTGTAAACATTCTAGAAGGCGTTCGCTTTTATGTTTCATTTGCTTGTAGTTGGGCATTTGCTGAACTTAAGAAGATGGAAGGCAACGCTAAGATTATTAAGTTTATTGCTCGTGACGAAAATGTACACCTAGCAAGTACACAAACGCTAATTAAGTTACTACCAAAGGACGATCCAGACTTTGCCAAGATTGCTAAAGAAACAGAACAAGAATGTGTTCAAATGTTTATGGAAGCAGTTGAGCAAGAAAAAGCCTGGGCTGAATACCTTTTTAAAGATGGAAGTATGATTGGTTTGAATTCAGAATTGCTTAAAAAATATGTTGATTGGATTGCTCATAAACGTATACAAGCGGCCGGATTATCAAGTCCAATTAAAGTAGACTCAATGAATCCTCTACCATGGACACAGAAATGGATTGCTGGAAGTGATGTACAAGTAGCACCACAAGAAACAGAAATTTCTAGTTATATTATTGGTGGAACAAAGCAAGATGTTGATAAAGAAACTTTTTCAGGATTCACATTATAAAGGAAATAAAAATGATAACGGTATATACTAAGACAGTTTGTGGTTATTGTAACGTAGCAAAAAGTTGGTTAAGAAACAACGGCTTTGAGTTTAATGAAGTAAACATTGAACATGATAACGAAGCAAGAAACCTCATAATGGAAAAAGGACTTCGTTCAGTTCCACAGATATTTTTTGGAAAAGAAATATTAATCGAAGGTGGCGCTGACGGATTAAAAAAACACACAAAAGAAACAGTTCAAGAAAAAATAGATGCTTATTCAAAACAAATTTAAAAAAGACGATGTTATTTGCTTTAGAATTACAACAGGTGAAGAAATTGTTGCTAAACTATCTCAAGAAGATGAGTTACAATATCATGTTGCTAAACCTTTAGCATTAGTACAAACTCAAAAAGGTGTAGGTCTTGTTCCAGCAATGGTAACAGTAGATCCAGGAGAAGATATTAGTTATAATAAGTCTAGTATTATTTCTGTAGCAACACCAAATAAAAAAATGAAAGATGCTTATTTTACCTCTACTACAGGTATTGTAAGTGGTGCTGGCATTAATGCTGACACCTTAAAAACTAAAGTTTAGATATAATAGTTGACATCTTGTTAAAAAGATGTTATAAATATATCTGTAACGTTGAAGCAAACTCAACGCCAGTCAGGACCCCGGGGCGGTACCGGGCGGCTCCACCAAAAAACTTCGATCCCTCAATTTACATTACTGAGGGTGTGAATTGAGGGGCCGAACTAGGATCGACTGTTGGTTATTAGGTTCAGTGGAGTTACCGGTAGGCGATGACCGAAAATCAAGCAAACTTTATAAATGCAAACGATAACTTTGCTTACGAGGATTACGCTTTAGCGGCATAATTGCTCGGGGTTACCTAAGCCTGGCAACAGAACTTGGATTAGAGGCCCGCTGTAAGGTGGGCTTCTTTTTAAATAAAGAAGGAAAAAAAATGAAAAAAACTTTAATCCCTTTTCTAGCAACTTTGCTAGTATCATCATCGATCGCCTATGCTGACGTTAGTGTATACGGTTCACTTAATTATATGTTAAGTAATGATGACAATGCTTCTGGTGAAGCAGTAATGAAAGCCCAAAACAATGGTTCAAAGATTGGTATTGACTTTTCTGAGAGTTTACCAACTGTTGAAGGCTCAACACAATCTATTACAGGTTTCGCAAAACTAGAAGTTGGTATCGATGCTGATGATTCAGGATCAGATACATTTGACTCTAGATTAGCGTATGTTGGTGTAGATTTGGGCGAATTAGGTGCTGTATCAGGGGGTAGACAATCTAACCCAACTGATGGTGTATCTAAAACAAACATCTTTAACGTATATGGTAACAATGCTGTATTCACTTACGCTTCTCGTTCTTCAAACTCTTTGAAGTATGAAAATTCTGTAGGTCCTGTAAGCATTAGTGCTTTAGGAGTTATTGATGGTGCTTCTGGTAAAGATGGCTTAGATGTTACTGACATTTCAGCATCAACTGAGTTAGGTCCGTTATCTGTGGCGGCTGGTCTTGTAGACGACAGAGTAAACAGTGTAAAATATACTGTTCTATCTGCTGGCGCTGAATTGGCTGGCTTAGATCTAGGTGCCACGTATTCAATGAAAGATGCGGCAACAGATTTAACAGGTCTTGAGTACACTGCCTCTAAATCATTCGGTGACACAACTCTAGCAGTTGGCTTCGGTGATAAAGAAGGTACAGCTCAATACATGACTTACGGTGTAAGCCGTTCGATCTCAGACAGTTTGTTAACGTATGCTGAATATCAAACAACTGATAATGACACAGGTGTAGACACTACACAAATGTCAGCAGGTTTGAAATTCTCATTCTAATATAACTAAACTTTAAAATAGGGTGAACCACATATAGTGCTTCGCCCTATTTTTTTGGCTAATTACAAGTATGAAGAGGATTTGTTACTTTAATTTTAGAGCCGGAATGGGAGGACATTTCTTTTTAAGAACACTCCTTTGGCGATACGGTTATTCAGAAAAACCAGAAGCAAATAGTTATTGGAACGAATATCATTTTCCTATAGAACTTTGGGAACATCCTGATTTTAAAAGAATACAATGGAGTGACGAAGAGGGAGAGAAATGGTACGATTGGGAAACTGGCGAGTTTACAGAATACAAACCCACTAGATTAGAACACTATCTTCGAACATCTGATGTACCACATCAAATTGAACACAATGTAACTAAAGATGCTTTTATTCTAGAGCATGGATTGTATCCAAATTTTTCTAAAACTTTTGAAAATGTATTTGACATACCTTGTCCTACATTTACTATCTCTACACAAGACATTGAAGTTGCTAAATTCTGTAGAACAATTAGAGATATAAAAAGCGATTGTAAAAACTATTTTGGTATAAGAGAAACAACACCAGAAGCAAATAAAATAAGAGAAAAAAAGGTGTGGGTTGAGCATGGACCTGCCATTAAAGACATGGTTCAACGAACAACGTATAATGAAGATCAAAATGCTTATATGCTTAGACAATGTCATCTAGAAAAAGAGCACAGTGATTATTATTTAGATTATCAAAAATTATGTAATGGTAGTAAAGAACCGTGGCAATTAATTGACGAAGTATATAAAAAAAGTCCGTTAGTACTACATGACGAAGTTAGGACACATTGTAGAGAATATCATAGAAGAAATTTAGCAATATACCAATTTAAAAAAGATAGAAAAAGTGATTGACATTTTAGATAAAACTCAGTATAATGTAAAAACAATGTACATTGAAACCCTTCCTAAGGTGTTGGCACTAGGGAGACGAAAATTAAACAAAGACAAAAGAGAAAAGACTGGTGATGGTTATTTGTTAGAGGCCAACAATCTAACAAATAACCAGAACCTTTTAGGCGGGTGTAGCTCAGTGGTAGAGCATTTCGTTGCCAACGAAAGGGTCGTCGGTTCGAATCCGATCACCCGCTCCAAACAGATAGTATAATAATGGATTGGGAAGTAGAAGATTTTAGACCAAAGCCTCCGCCACCAAAGTGGCTTGAATGGACGCCTTCCTTGCCTGGAAGATATATAATGGGTTTAATATTTTACTTGTTTTTACTTCCATGGATTATAGGATTTTCTTTTACACCGCCTGCTTTATTTTTTAATTTAATTGTAATTGACTATCTGTTTTATAAAGCAGACATAAGAAGATGGTATGGATAATTGTTTTCATAATTGGGGTGAACTAAAAACAGTACTAGTAGGCGACATTCTACCGCCAGAAATATATCACGACTTAGAACATAATATTAGAGATCCGTTAGTTAAGATAACAGAAGAAACACAAGAAGACTTAGATTTCATGTGTGACACTTTATCTAAGCACGGTGTTAAAGTTTTAAGGCCAGATGTTAAAAGGTTTATGGAAGCAGACGGCTTTACATCTGCTGGAGATAATTTACATAATCGTAACAAACTACCTGCTCAACCTTTTGCTGTTCGTAATCATTTATTACGCTGGCATGATAAAATATTTGTAGGTGCTAATTTTGTATGGCAAAACTATGCTGAAGATGTTTTAAAAGATTATAGAGATGATGTAATTATCTATGATGGATTTTGTGCTAGTGATATATTTAGGTTAGGCAAAGATCTTGTAATAGATACAGAAAATCAAAATCATAAGTTTGTTGAATTTTTAAGAAAGTATAGATTAAAAACTGATCTAGATGTAAACATACACACAGCAAGTATAGGCGGCCACAGTGATTCAAGTGTATGTCCTATAAAGCCTGGACTAGTATTAACTAGGTTCGAAGTTGATTTGTACAAAGACTCATTTAAAGATTGGGAGATACACAGGCTACCACATTACTTGCCTAAAGACCATCACAAGTTTCATAGACTACATGAAGATTTTAGTTTCCGTATTGTTAATGACAATGAAGAAGCAGTAAGATTTGTTAAGCAGTATCTTACTCATTGGATTGGATACAGCGAAGAAACTACATTTGAAGTTAATATGCTTCACATAAATCCCACAACAGTTATAACCAGTCATGTAAACAAAGATGTTACGAATTTGTTAAATACACATGGTATCGAAGTAATACATTGTCCACTTCGTCACAAATACTTCTGGGATGGAGGTAGCCATTGTGTAACTTTTGATATCGAAAGAACTAGTGAACCAAATGATTTGTTTGGATATAATACCGACAAAGACTTTGGTCAATTATGGAGAGATATCAATGTTGTGGATAGATTACGCGATTGAACAAGCAGGCCCACACTTTAGAGTAAAAGGTGAGTGGGATTCTGAACTAATGGACAAAGGCTTATACAAGCCAGGAGATGTTTTCATTGTAGATGAAAACGGTTGGTTAATTAAGTCAACAGGAATTCCTGAAGTGTTTCATCGATATGAACAACAAATAGAAAAGGAATAGTATGTACGAATATAGAGCGAAAGTAACAAGAGTAGTTGACGGCGACACTCTTGATGTGGATGTCGATTTGGGTTTTGATGTGTGGTTAAAGAATCGTGTTAGAATGTACGGTATAGATACACCAGAATCAAGAACTAGAGATAAAGAAGAAAAATACAGAGGCCTACTTTCAAAAGAAGCATTAAAAGAACATTTAAAAGTTTCTAAAGAAGTTATTTTGAAAACTAAAAAAGGTGAAGAAACAGGTAAGTTTGGTAGAATACTTGCTGAAGTTTGGATTGACGGTGTTAACATAAACAAACAGTTAATTAAAGATGGATATGCTGTAGCATATCACGGACAAAGCAAAGAGTCAGTTGAAAAGAAGCACGACTCTAATAGAAAAAAACTTATCGAAGCCGGCATATACAAATACAAAGGCTAAACAATGAAAGTTGCTGTGGTTCTCACAGGACAGGTACGATATATCGATTGGTGTTGGTACTGGTGGGAATCGCTAGCCAACGAGTCACAGCACGACATAACATTCTTTAGCACAACTTGGCCTTTAAAGGTTGATAGTACATCTTTTATTAGACTACTTAATAGAGCCAAGTATGAACAGTCAGGGAGTCTTAACAACTTCTTAAAAACAGATTGTAACTTTTCATTTACTGATCCTGCTGAACTAATTAAGTTTTATAAAAAATCAAAACAACTAGAAACATATCTTACTAAGCCTAAAGAAAGTGCTGGGTACAGACCCGAAGAATGTGTAGAAAACTTTCAATATCACTTTGGGCGTTTTTATCAATTTAGCAAAACATTAACTGAAAACAATTTTGACGACTACAATGTAATAGTACACAGTCGTTGGGATTGCCTTGTAAAAGATGCTAGTAATTTTGATAAAATGATAGAAGCAGATGATTTTGTTTTTGATGGAATGAATGACGACGGAAATCTTATTCATGGCAACGATTGGATATACAAAGGCCCTGCTGAAGAAATGGTACAGTTACATAGCCTACCTCAGTCTATGATCGATGTTGTTAGCCAAGCAACCGAACATAAAGATAAAAATTGGTTAGACGGCAGTAAGTTTTTAATTGGACATTACTTGTTCTTAAACTATATTAAATATTTCAACAAAAATGTAAACTCAGTGTTTACAGAAACCACACTTTTTAGACCATATCAAATACCTTTCAAATACAGTGAATGGGCATGGAAAAAGGCCCAATATTGCTATTATGTCGATATAGGACATATTACAGACGATCACGTGTTAAAAAACCGCCATTATCGTTAGGTTTTTAGCCCACTCAAAGCATAAAAAATTGGTTGACAAAACCGCCAAAATGTAGTATTATAATACTATAAATGATAAGGAGCAGATATATGAAAAAGATGTTTTTAGCAGTTGTTATGATGTTTTCAACAACATCAGCAATGGCAACAACAGGAGCAGAATTAACTAGTCAAGCAAAACACATTTTGTGGCAAACACTAGAATCTGAAGGTGTATTAAAAAGGCACTATTCAGAAGTACAATGTCTAGCAGAGAACATTTATTTCGAAGCAAGAGCAGAATCATATTCAGGTAAGGCGGCCGTGGCAAACGTTACTCGTAATAGGGTTAATGATGCTAGATGGCCTGATACATTTTGTAAAGTTGTTACAGAAGGTCCTGTGAGAGAATCATGGAAGACTAAACAACACGCCGATTTACCAGATTCAGAAAGAGTTTATTACCCTAGAAAACACAGATGTCAGTTTAGTTGGTATTGTGATGGACAAAAAGACGTTATTTGGGCAAACTACAAAAACGGTCAAGAAATTAAAGGTAATGCTAGAGCATGGAGAGAATCTGTTGAAATAGCAATTTATACTTTAGAAGTAGGCAAGATGTCTATAACAGATAACACTAGTGGAGCAGTTTATTATTATGCTCATAACTTGGTATATCCTCACTGGGCAGATACTAAAAAATATATTGGTGTACTAGGTAATCACACATTTATGAAATAAGATAAGTAAGTTTATGCTTATAAACGAAGTTTCAAGTCCGAACCAAGTTGAATTGGGTCCTTTGGCAAGAGAAATCAGAGGTACCCAATCTTTGTCTACGATTGCTGGACTCGTTAAAAAGCATTTTCCAATGACGAAGATTAAAATTCACAAGAAGCCTGACCTTGAATCAGGTACTATGAACATTGGTGCTCATTATGACCCAGAAGCAGATGAAGAAGGTGGAATACCAATACACATTGATCTTTTCTTTAGTGATAAAGATAATGATGAGTTAGAATGGACAAAACAAGGTCGTAAATTCTTTTTATACAAATTAAAAGATGTAATGAAGCACGAGTTATTACACATGACTCAACATAGGTCTAGAGACTTTCATCCAGGCAGAGACGGATACGTTGACGATAAAGGTATGGAATATGAATACATGAGTCGCCCAGATGAAATTGAAGCCTATGCTATGAATATAGCCGATGAACTTACAAGACGTGTAGGAAAAGACGGAGCATTTCAATTATTGAGAATGGCAAAGAAAACAGCACAATTTAAAGATGAAATTGGACATTATCTAAGTCCAGACTTGTTAGCCTACTTTGCCTTGTTTAATTGGGACGCTTCTCATCCAGTTTTGAAGAGATTACTCAAAAAAGTCTATATATATTTAAATAAGTCCAAATAAAAGGTTGACTTCCACCTACTATTTTTAGTATAATACTACTATGAATACAGTAATTTCAGATAATGTAGTTTCCCTCCTTCCTCCTCGTCGTAAGACTACACCATCTGGTTGGATGAGTTTTGATGCTCCATGTTGTGTTCATAATGGCGAAAGCCAAGACAAACGTGGAAGAGGCGGTATCATTACACAGGGAGATGGCACAGTCTCTTACCACTGTTTTAATTGTAACTTTAAAACAGGCTGGAAACCAGGCGGTCATCTTGGTTACAAGATGAGAAAACTTATAGGTTGGCTTGGTGGTGACGACAACTTAATACAAAGATTGAGCATTGAAGCAATTAGGTTAAGAGATGAAATTGGAGTTACAGAAGAAGCACAAATAGAAGAGGCAGTTGAATTTGATGCCTACCCTCTGCCAGAAGGCAGTTTAGAATTACAGCACTGGTCAGATAGATTAGGTGAAGATGAGATTGATACGTTTACTCAATGTTGTGAGTATTTGATAAAAAGAGATAGTGAATATGATTGGCCAACTTATTGGTCTAATTCTAAGTTATTTAAAAATAGAGTTATAGTTCCATTTATGTGGAAAGGCAATATTGTTGGATATTCTGCTCGTTCAGT